TTACAAACCGCTAAATCCAGAAAAATATGCTGGCGACCCGACTAATGTTATCATGAGATCTAGTTGGGAGACTAGGTTTGCATCCTGGTGCGACCGAAACCCAAGTATAGTCAAATGGAGTTCTGAGGAAACGGTAATCCCATATCGTTGCCCAACTGACAACAATATCCATCGGTATTTTGTGGATTTTAAGATCCAGGCAAGAAACAGTAATGGACTACTTAGAACCTATTTGGTCGAGGTCAAGCCAGAGAAACAGACAAAACCACCAGAATTTCCAGGAAAACAGACTCAGAAATATCTGGTCGAATCAATGACCTATATCAAAAACCAGGCTAAATGGAAAGCAGCTACAGAGTACGCTAAAGATCGTGGCTGGGAGTTCAAAATTATCACAGAACACGACCTGGGAATATCCCCTAAATAATTAAATGGCTAATAAACCCTCCATGCTCGACGTCTTTGAGCGAAACAAATATGACCTCTTAACTTCGGTTAAAAGGTCGAGGACATGGTTTGATCAGCAGGTATTGCTGATGTCGAAACAGAGGATAACACCCCAGCAAGTTTTAGCTGGGAACACTACGCAAAATACAACCAGAGTTATTCCAGGGCATCTATACATGTTTGTATATGACCCTAAAACAAAGAACGATCTACCATACTATGATAAGTTTCCTTTGGTATTTCCGTTCGGTAAAACCGAGGATGGATTTATAGGACTGAATATGCATTATCTTCCTTACCCATTAAGAATCACTCTTTTAGATAGATTGTTAATATACGTTAATAATACCAAAATAGACGAAACTACAAAAATTAAGTATTCCTGGAAATTGATTGATGGCGTAGCCAGATATAAAATGGCAGAGCCATGTGTTAAACGGTATATTACAGGAAACGTAAGATCTGTATTCAGACAAGTAAACTCCAAAGATTGGGCAACTGCAATGTTACTTCCAGTTGAGCGATTTGTTGGTGCAAGTAAACAAGAAGTTTGGGGAGACTCAAGAAGGGCAGCAAACTCATGATCAAGGATTTCATATCACAGATTAAAACAGAGGGATTATCTAGATCAAATAGATATAGAGTTTTGTTTTCCCCACCAGCTAATGTAAACTACGACTCTCTTTACAAAATTTTGTTGTTGTGTGATCAGGTTCAACTTCCTGGTTACAACTACTCAACTACGCAGTCAAGAACCTTCGGTGAGATTAGAGAGATGCCATATGAGAGATTGTTTGATTCTTGCAATATGTCGTTTTACGTAGATACAGATTTAAAAGTGAAACGTCTTTTTGATTCTTGGATGGCTACCATCCAAGACCCAGTAACAAGAAACTATAATTACTACGATCGCTATACTACAAATATGACGATTGAAGTTCAAGATCTAAAAGATAAAACACGTTACTCAATTGACCTGTACGAAGTTTATCCAAAAACTATGAGTTCTGTAACATTAGATTATTCTGCTAAAGACGTTATGAAGTTTAACGTAACTATGCAGTACAGATACTGGATATCTTCTGGAAAAACTGCACTACCAAATGATGCGATCGTAACTAATAATTCTATTGATCTGTTTTCTAAAAATTTCTCAGGATTCCAAGATGCATTTAGTAGAGGAGGTGCGTTGAATGGACAGAATAACGGTTTCTCTGGTCTCGGTAATGGAATCTCTATCGACCGTGGAATAATTAGCACACCTGGACTATCTGCATAATGGCTGAGTTCGTAGCATTTTTTACAGTAAAGACAACTTTGTCTTTATTGCTGGCATTATTAATACTCATGGTAATCTTAACTATGATTGCTATGCACAGAAATCCGCATGATACTTTTGACATCAAAGATTTAGTTGGTACCGATGGGAAACTTGACGAAAAGAAATTTACAAGATTTGGTGCGTGGGTCGTATCAACCTGGGGATTCGTTTTTCTAATAGTTCACGATAAACTGTCAGAGTGGTATTTTATTGGTTACATGGGAGCATGGGTAGCTAATGCGATAGTTGACAAATATGTAAATAAACCGAAGGAATAACATGTATCAATATAAAGCAAAGGTTCTAAAAGTTCTTGATGGCGACACGGTTGACATTGATTTAGATTTAGGTTTCAATATCGTTCTGGCAAGCCAGCGTGTTCGTATGGCTGGCATAGACACACCAGAATCTAGAACTACTAACAACGAAGAAAAAGTTCGTGGACAACTATCTAAAAAGAAACTAGCTGAGAAACTTCCAGTCGGTTCTTGGGTAAGAATTGAAACTCAAAAATCTGACAGTAATGATGATAAGTTTGGACGTATTCTTGCTGTATTCATTATGGAAGACGGAACGAGTTTAAACCAGTGGATGATCGACAACAATTATGCAGTTCTCTATAATGGAGAAAATAAAGAATTGGTTCAGGAGATGCATCTTTATAATAAACAAAAACTAATTGAACGTGGTGAACTAACAAAATGAAAATTGATGATAACTTGTCAAAGGTGTTCGATGTTGAACCCTCTGATGTGAAGGAAATTGTGACTACAGCCGATGGCGAAATTATCCCAGATACTGGAAATAAAATTGATGTAGATTATGAAACGACACGTAAGAATCTACACATATTATTGGTGCAAGGACAAAGCGCATTACAGAGCGCATTAGATGTGGCGCAGTCGTCTGAGCATCCCAGGGCATTTGAGGTTGTTGGTAATCTAATGAAACAGCTGGCGGATGTAAACCAGCAACTACTAGATTTACATCGTCAGAAACAAAAGTTAGACGAACCATCTACTAAAGATGACCCAAAGAAAATTACAAACAACGCAATTTTTGTGGGAAGTACAGCTGAGTTGAATAAACTGATTAAGAATATGACTAAAGGAGATTAATAATGGCATTGCCGATGAATGCGACACCAACTTATAGTATGATAATTCCCTCTACTGGGAAAACTGTTAAATTTAGACCATTCCTTATTAAAGAAGAAAAGGCACTACTAATTGCACAGCAATCAGAACAGATACCAGTAATGATTGATACGCTAAAGAATGTTATAATTAACTGCACTCTCGATAAGATCGACGCAGATTCTTTAGCAATTTTTGATATGGAATACATGTTCACTCAGATAAGAGCGAAATCTGTTGGTGAGAATGTAGAGTTGTTTTTAAAGTGTGATGAAGATCACGGCGAAGATAACAAGAAGGCAGTTGTTAAGTACAACCTAGATCTTAGTTCGATCGCTGTTACAAAAGATCCAGAGCATACCAATAAGATCGAATTATTTGGTGATGTTGGGGTGGTTATGAAGTATCCTTCGTTCAGCAGTTTACAAAAGTTAAAGAACTTAGATACGGATAACTTAGATGCCGTATTTGAAATAGTAGCTGAGTGTATAGAATACATCTATAACAATGACGAGATCTTCCACGCTGCAGAACAAAAACCAGAGGAATTGATGGAGTTCCTAAACAACCTGACTTCTGATCAGTTTGTAAAACTTCAAAGGTTCTTTAGTACTATGCCGAAGATTACAAAAGATATTGAGTATGGATGCCCAGTCTGCTCCAAGAGATTTAAAAAGACACTAGAAGGAATCGAAAGTTTTTTTTAATTAATCTTTGTCATGAAAGTTTGGCGAACTATTATAAAACAAATTTCGCCTTAATGCAATACCATAAGTATTCGCTAACGGAAATTGAGGAAATGTTACCGTTCGAAAGAGAAGTTTATGTTTTCATGTTAGTTAAGCATTTAGAAGATGAAAAACAACGGATAGAATCAAGAAAGAGAATGTAAAATGGCAGTTATAACTTCATCGCCAACACAATTCGGCAAACTTCTAGAGATCCAAAATAATTCTTTGGGTAACTTAGTTTCAATCAAAGAAAAACTAGAAAGCGGAAACTTACAGACGCTTAGTTCGGAATCTGCAGTCGCAGCTAATGAAGATCTAGTAAAAGTGCAGAAAGAGCAAGTAGCACAACTTCGAAAAGTTTTAGAGTTGAGGGATGAAGAAATAGAGTCGATAACAAAACTCTCTTCTGGTATGAAGACATTTGAAACATTTGCAGATAAGTTAACCAAGAAAAAAGAAAGTCTTAAAGAAGGATTTAGCGGAGACAATATAAGAACATCGCTAATGAAGAAGTTCAATGCGTTTGGTTTATTGGATAAATCGTTAGAAAGAGAATCCTTTATAAAACAGCAGAAAGCAATTGATCCTTCTCTATCTAGAGATCAATTGAAAAAGAATTTTGAGGGTGCTTATAAAACATCAAAAGAAGTAAAAGCCAACGAAGCGCAACTACAAAAATTTAAAGCTGCAACTGGAC